TGCTTCCTCCGCTAATAGCTGAAGCTCTGCCTCATACGTTGCGACATCGCTTTCAATTTGCTTTTTTTTTACGCCTTGTATTGTGTGTGACCTTTCAACTGTCGGCTCATCTGTCGTTTGTTCATTTAATGTTTGCTCATTTGATGTTGGTTGATTAGCTTCACTAATTTCCGCTTGCGTTGGTGATGGTTCATCGTCAGTAGCCACAATATCAGATGTCACATCATCTTGACCTAGCATCGCCATATACTCAGGCTTTAAAATTCCTTCGTCTTGCATCATTTGATAAATGACATCTAATGGCAAAATTCCCATACCTTTGTCATAGTATATGCCGAACGTTTCAGCTTTTACTTTGTCAAGATCGGCTTGCTCAATCTCAACATCAATGTCTTTTTCATCAAATGAAAATGTAACCGATTGCGGCATAATACCAGAAAAGTTTAGCTTATGTTCCCATAACTTGCGCCATGTAAAATGACCTTTTCCCCGTGCCTTACGATGCAATGTTTCGGATTGTTGTCCCGTGCCTAAATTGCCAGATGATAACGGTGCAAAATCTTGATAATCTGCTCCCGCTCCCATCGCTAGCAATGAGATATACCAGCGCATCGCAGTATCTTCGTCAAATCCATCCGGTACACTCTTGAGGTCAATCGTAACAGAACTTACAGTTGCATTAGGATCAAGCGAACCAAGCACAATCGGCAACATATGCCGTGCTAACCCCTGATTAGTTGCGTTCTCTTGCGCTATTGCCATCTTGTCATCTACTAACGAGGTTTGCACACCCGACACTAAATGTATTTGGCCTGGATTGCGGCCTGATAATTTTTCACGTTTAAATACGCTAATGTCGCGTAAAATTTGCGCTCCCCTCAAAACACGTGTCAAAAATGAATACTGAACTGAATTCATTTCCTCAATTGGCGAAGCCATATCCTCAAAAGTAAGGATTTGATACCACGCCATTTTGTGTTCTTTTCCCGCTCGGTCATAATAAATCACAGGAAACTCTTGCATACCAGTCCGGACGCAACGGCCAGCATCCAAATGGTTCAAATTCAATACAGGGGAATTAGGCGCATCTTTCTGTCTAATGATCTCTACAAATGCCCCGTTATCTTGCGTCAACAAATCAACACATACTTTTGATTGCAAATCCATCCAGCCTTTGCCAAGATTGGACGATTGGAACATGCGCTGGATTATGCCAACCATGCGAGGGGAACCGTCAAGTGACCATGACATGTTAGCCCGTGCCATAACAATGGTTTCGATAGCACTAGCAAGATACGGCTCTGTAGGCCAGAATGCACGTAACTGCCTGTCGCGTCTTGGCACATTTTTACCCCACGGCAAAATATCATCGGCAACCGTTGCCATTTGCAGTACAAAATCATTTGTGCCTGCAATTTGCATAAAGCCTAAATTTTCTTGCACCGAACGGTCTAACACCCTATCCGATACAATCGCTTTTTCTTGTATTTTTTCTACCATAGTATTGACAGCAAAAATCCTACCCCGCCTGACGGGAATAGGAAATATTTATAGCCCTGTATTGTTGTGAGACATTTTAGCATAAATGGCGTGATGTGGTAAAGCTATACATCCGTTTTTATCTTCGACTTTATTACCGCTTGATAATAAATGGTATTGTTTTCTGTATAATATTCATCCACTTCATAACTGTATCGTTGTACAAACATGCCGCCAACTGGCTCCCAACCATTCTTAATCCAACCATTCACTTTGTTTACAAATTCACGCAAATCTTCGCCGCTACTATAAACAACATTGTATTCCACCTATATTCTCCTAAATATTAAGATAAAGAATTCTGTCACAACTCATTGACAAACTCACACACATATCCACTTTCAATTGATTAGACCGTTTCACTATGCGGATTTTATGATCCTCATTGTCGATTTTTGCTCCCGCATTGCCGACATGCTCTGCTAAATCCACATGACCATTATACACAATGCGCCGCTCTTTAATCAAAGTGCGTAGATTAGAATCAGCCGTCAACCTAGCCGCGCCTTGATTAAACGCATAGAACCAAGCAATACCCTGTATGCGTCCCAGACGCGCTGCCATGTCCTCCAATTGGTAAGGATCGTAGGCAACCATAATGACATTGTATTTGTTGCATAGATAGCGCACCTCGCCCTCCGGCGTGTCCCTATCCTCTGGATTGTCAGGGTTGCTAAATAGAATCTTGCCACCCTTCGGAGGTATCCATCGTCTTGAATATCGGACAGCGGCCTTATCCTCACCATACTTTGACACCCCTACAATTGAAAAATTGTCCCCCGATACGCCAGCGTCCAACGCCACAACCATCGGCTCATTGTCTTTCATTGGCTCTAAATTCACATCTTCGCAAGCTGCCCACCACTCAGGTGGTACAAATGTGTCTACTGACGATGCCCATTGATTTCTGTGAATGCGGTTAAACTCTTCGTCTGTAAGCACCGTTGCTTCACTTGCATAATACTCAGGAGATTGCCAAGGGCAACGTGGTCTATTGTTCCAAAAACACAATAATGAACCATTGGCATAGACTTCTAAATCTTTTAAATCGTGATGCTTGTCATCTTTGTCAGTATAGCTAAGGTCGAGTTGTTTGCCTTCGCCAATGCCTTGACGATAAAGCCTTTCAAGTATCGGACTTTCCCCTGTATAGCCTGCGTAGGTTTCTATCCACCGTTGTGAGTATCCATACTTTGTTGGCGATATGGTCATCTCTGTCCACATTTGCTGAATCGCTTTGTGCTTTGCAGCCCACATTTCAGAGAAGATTAGCAAGTCATCATTGCCCCCCGCCTCACCCGCCGGGTCAATTGGTATAGCTTCAATTGTCGAAGAAACGCCTGGTATTGTTGTCTTGTATCGGACTTGTTTAATATCTGTCATGCGGGGATTTAATTCAATAGCACGGCGCAAATAAAACGCCACGCGACTGTCAGCTTGTTTAAGGTCATTGGCAATAATCTTGACACTGCACCAGTCACGAAGGTGAGCAATATACAGGGCAAGAGCAGCCGCAATAGTAGACTTTGCCGACTTCTTAATATCAGACCATACCACGACAGAGTATATGAATTTGCCATTTTCATCCTTGCGCTGGGATTCTCTCAAGACTGCCTTTTGATAGGGGAGTAATTTAATTGTGCCTTTTAGCTCGGGAATATAAAAATTCTTTTCAATCCATACAACACAATCAGATAATTCTTTTTTGCGGCTCTCATCACGTATGCGCCGTTTAATCATGTCAACTTGCATTTCACGATATGATTTTTCAGGCATTAGGTCGCGTAACATAACGGCATTGTAACACAAAAAAAGGCCTCTCGTAGTGAGAGGCCTTAAGGGAGGGGGAAAGATTTTGCAATCTCAGTATAGATTATTTTGGGGAGGAGTGCAAGGGGGGAGAGCCTTGTGTATTGTTATATAAGTAAGGTACACGCTAATTTGAACAAAAATCCCTCAATACTTTCTCGGATTTCACTTTGAATATCATCGTCCAAATTTTCCCACCAATCATCAAACCCTCCCCTGTCGTTCAATTCTGCAAAAATTCCCATTGTTGCCTCGTCTGCAAAATCAATTGCCTTGTTTGCTTCTACAATATTTTTCATTTCCATCCTCCTAAATAGGCGTACATACTTTAAACGTATGTACTGCTAGTTATTTCTCCATAAATGTATTTGCCGTTATCATGCTCGCCAACTCTGATGCAAAATACTTTTGGCGATAATGAAACAAATCAATTTGTTCTATTGCCCATGTCGCCCATTCAAACGATTTCCCCATTTCTTGTAAAATTGCTACAACTTCATTTTTATATTCGTTCATGTCATCCTTCCTTCGCTTCAAATCTCAATTCAACCCTATCCAATTCCAACGCCTCAATAAACTTATCAAATCCAGCCGTATCTTTCATATGCCGCATGATTTTAGCAGCAACCAATTCAGCTTTAATAATATTGTACGCTTTTCTCATGCGCGTATTCATTGCGGTTTGATTTGCGGCATGGCGTTTGTTGTCTGACATTCGTTTATTCATTTAATGCCTCAATGATATTGCTATGTATTTCATATGCAGCAATATTTAATTGCATCCCCTTCAATTCATTATCAAAATCATAAACACCCCATTCTGTTTCCGATGTACGATTTGCATATATTTCATCTACAATGCCAATAGCCTCACCAACTGCCATATTATTTAATTTAGATTCGATTTCCTTAATTATCATTTCATTTTCCTTTACCGCTTACGATGCCAGCGGCGGGGCGGGGTGGGTTATGCAGCAATTGCTACCAATTTCCCATTTTCAAATTTACACCATTTTTGTCCATTGTTGAAAGTTTCAATTATTTCCCTTACGTTCTTTTT